CCTGGTAAAGCAGCGGTTTCAGCAGCAGTTAATGAAAATGTAACTTCTCCTGAAGCAGTCTGATTACTTGGAGTAAAATCTATAGCTACGTTATTAAGCTTTATAGCATCTGTTTCAGGACTTCTTCTAATTTTAGAACTAAAAGTATCGTCTGATACATCAATTGCTGCACCAGTAGAATCTGTTAGCGTAACCTCTAATGTGAAGTCTACACCTTGTTCTATTACTAAATTATGTTTTGCTGCTGCCATCTATCCCCCTAATAACTATGTTGGTTAATTGCATAATTAGAATCATCTTTACCACGATTCTTATATTTTTTTGCCATCATTACACACTCTTTGTATTCTGCTTTATAATACATAGCTTGTTGTATATTGCCTCTTGATGCGTGTAATTGTTCTAATACTCTGTATAATGGAGCTTCATGAAACTCTGCAGGAAACTCAGGAGTATCTGTTAAATCTGTTGTAAATCTTGTACCTTTTTTAGCATAGTGTATTCTAATAGTGTCACCAGCAGATAATTCAGTACTATCTAATGAAGTTAACTTATCTTTTACATAATCCCATTTAGCTATAATCAACTTATAATCTCTTAAAGCATACACTAAATCATTAGTAGGCCAATCAAAATTTTTTGCTAAATCTGTCATGATATATCAGTCTCCTCGATATTTCCAGTAAATCTTTTTACTTGTATGTTGTTATAGTCTACTCTATCTACACTTAGTACATCATCATTACTAGTTATACCATCAAACTCAGTAAATGCGTACCTTCTTTTATCATCTTCTGTAACAGATACAGTAGCAGTTCCTCTCAATAGTTCTACTTCACTTTCAAACTTATCTAATGCTCTATTCAACATTAGTCGTAATTGTGTTTCCCCTATTTCAGGGAAGTCTTGTTGTATAGTTTCAATCATTTCTTGTTGTGTCATTGTTCTTCCCTTTGTTGTGAAGGTCTACTATATGATGCTATAAATGTAGCTAAAGCTCCTTCGTACTCTCGTTGTAATAATTGTAAATCTGCCATTTTCAAGTTGTGTTCTTCTGTATCGTCTTGAAACTCATTCAGTTCTGACAATCTAGCTTTAATAGCAGTTTTCATAATAATTAAATGCTCTATTTCATCTGGAGAGCCAACTAAAATAGATGTAGATAAATCACTATCAAATGTAATTGTAGGATAATTTACATGCTCTACTATAGCATTACTAGCAGCTGTTGGCAATATAAAAACCTCTCCACCTTTTTTGTAATATACTGGACTTTTATCTGTAGCTTCATAAATAGAGTTACTATTAGCTTCGTATCTTGACTTATCAGAAAATGGTATTTCCCTAGCTGTGTAACCATCTCTAGACACACTGAGTATTCTAGCAGAAGTTATTTCTGCTCCACCTCCACTTACATCTTCTGTAGTAGTGCTCATACTCCATAACATTTCTAATGGTAGTACGTTAATAATTTCTTTTGCAGCATCAGTTGCAAACTGCCCAATAGCAGTGTTGTCTACTACCACATCTGCTAGTAAGTCTAATATTCTACTTTTTACGCTTGTCGCTCCCATAATAATCCTTTAATTCTTTGGGGGTGAACCACGCCACCCCCTATGTTATTTAACTATTAGTTAAATTTAAGTACAGCATGAGTTTCTGGAAGAGAAATTTCAAGACCTGATTCTGTAAGAATCATATCTTTTCTTCCGTCAATGTCATTTTCTTGTACGTTAGTGATAATTTGTGTGTCTCTTGACTCACCATTACCAGCTAATGGTCTGTAAGCTACATTTGCTAAATCAATCGCAACAGCATGGTTAGCCCATGGTCCTCTTAAAAGAGGTTCCATTACGAAGTTTAATGTACCATACATAGTGTCTACTGTAGTAACAGGAACGCCATTAAACATACCAGCATTCTTATCTAAGTTACTTCTGTAACCACTGTTAAGAGCCATTGTATTTCCTAAGAAAGATTGGCCACCTAACTTGTTCAGCCAATTCATAATATCTCTAGAAGCAAGAACAAGTTTATTACCACCTGCTGCTGATTCTGGGTCAAAGATATCTGACATAGCATCAACAAAAGTATCATACCCTGAACTTGCGTATGTAAATTGTTTTACATTACCGTAAATTTCAGTGTAAGGTAAGATACCCCATGTTTTACGTACTGGACCACCTGAAGATGGACTTTCATCTGCAGCACCATAACCAAATAGTAATGCATTTTCAATATCCATTTTGTGTTCCATTAGTTTTTCTTGATACACTCTCATGTATTCATTAGCGTCACCTCTGTAACGAGTTGCTAAAGTTGAACCAGAAAATAGAGGTACTGAAGTTTTAAAGATTTGGGTATAACCCTCTCTTGCATAAAACTCATCTCTCCATCCGTCTGGAGCATCACTACCTTCAGCGTGTGCTGAGCCAATGATTTGTGCAGGTGCATTATCAACTAATGTAATAGTGTCTGCTGTACCAATATCTGATAAAGTTACAGCTCCTGCTGCTTGTGTTTCAACAACATCTGAATTTCCATCTGCTTGTGTAGCAGAAGCTACATAAAGCATTTTTAAAAATGTTGCTGTAATAGCAGTATCATTAGTTCCCTGTGTAACACCGCTTGCATTTATACGATAATAAAGCAATACATCTTTATCTGTACCGCCATCGTTAAATACACCTTTAACTACAAATGTTTGAAGTGGTGTAGCAAATTCCACTTTAGCTGCAACGCCAGTTTTTCTTCCGCTTCTATCGTAATCAACATCAAAGTTTTGTGCAGATAAATCTAAATCAGAATCTGCAGCATAAGCTGTTGAGCTGTCAATCAAAGTAACATCTGAACCATTACCGTCAACAAAGAAGTTTCTTCTTTGCCATTGATGTCTTTTTTCTAAAAATTTAAAAACAGGGTCATCAGTTGGTTTTTTTGCAACTTTAGATAGATATGCGAAGAAAGGAGAAGCAGCTGGATTTAACTCAGCAACTCTTTCGCCAAAGTTAAACACTCTTCTAATATCATTGATACTTTGCTGCCCTGCTGGCATTGAAGTAGCAATGCTTTGTGAATATATGTTCGCCATAATAATCTCCTAATTATTAAAAGATGTTACGCTTATTCCAATCGGAAAGCATAGCATCCATCATTTTGTCTTCTACGTTTTTACTTGGCGACTGTACACTCTGACCTTGCTGCACCCCTATCGGTTTTGGGATGGAGAGCTTTTCTTGTCTTTGATTCATTAGTTGTTGTTTCTGTTGAGCTTCTGGACTGACTTGTTCAGTTATTTGTGGGCCATTGCCCTGGTTCAACTGGTGTAGCTTTACTAAATTATCTAAAGACATTGATTCAGGTGAACTCATTTTAGTAACAAAATCCTGAGCTTGTTCAGGAGTATAGTTATACTTCATCTGCAATTCAGTCAAAGTTTCTTGATGCTGCTGACGAGCTAACTGCTCTTGTTGTGCTCTAGTCATTTGTTCTTCTCTAAGTTCATCTTTCTTCAATACATAATCACTCATCTGCTCCAGATAGTCCTCTTTAGATGCTAAATACTTAGCACTAGCACTTTCTGGGTCAGCTAAGGCCTCAGAATAATCATAGTCTGCTGGTTTCACAGGCTTAGTAGGTTTAACTAGCTTAGGTTCACTAATTTCCTCCTTAGGTTGAGCAGCTTGAGACTTTAATACTTCCATTTCTGCTTTTAATGCTTCCATTTCTGCTTTTGTCTTATCTGCTTGTGACTGCCAGTAATTAAATTGACTATCATCTTCTTTTGCTTTTATAGTATCAGGAGTACTTACAGGTTCACTTTCCATAACAGGTGCTTGTTCCTGCTGAATTACCTCTTCTGAGCTAGCTTCTGCTGCAAAAGGGTCTTGTCCAGACGGACTAAACACTTGTTCAAAAATGTCTGCTTGAATATCACTCGACTCTACAGTCTGGTCTTGTGCATTCTCTTGTACTATATTGCTTTCTACTTGTTCCATATTACCTTATCCTAACGTTAACTCTCTTCTTCCTCAAATAGGTTTTCTGGTTCCATTGGGGCTTCCGAGTTCATCAACTGTTGTTGTTGGTCTCCGAGTCTAGCTTTAAATAAACTAGACGCCATATCAGCTCTATTAGACACCTTATCTAATTTAGAACTAAATTTTTCTACTTCGAGTCGTTTCTTAGCGTGAACTTCTTCACGTTGTGCTGTTTGTAAGTCACCTTTAACTCGTTTTAATTCTTCTTGCATTGCTTGCATTTGTTGCATCATTTTCTGCATTTGTCCACTTCTTGCCATAACACCATCCACATCTACAAGCTCTGATTTCTTCAATACTTCTGTTTGGTCTATTAATCCCATCTTATACATTTCCATATAAGTGTTTAGCAATGCCATTCTATTGTTAGGCAATGTAGACCCAGAAACTACTTGTATATCATATTTACCTACGCCAACATCGTGATATTTAACTACATCACCGTTGTCCATTTCTTTGTAAAAGTTAAATCGTTGTTCTGTCTCTTCTCCATTAGGCTGCAATAATCTAATTACCTTCTCTTCTGTGTATAATTGTTGTATCAAACCAATAGATACTTGTCCAACTTGATTTAACATATCTTCTATATCATCTCTACGAGATTTAATTCTTCTTTGTCCAAACTCATCAACTACGATAGTTCCTCTGTAAGTAGAAGGTGCACCTTTACCCCCACCTTGCATTAACTCATAAATACCAAATCCATATTCTAAGTCAGACTTTGCATCTGCTTCGTTTTTATATAATTCATTGGGAAGAGGTACTGGACCAGCTACTATTGGTGCACCTAGCTCTGCGTCAAATTCAATGACACTTGTTCCTGCTCTTCCCCACTCTTCTTCAACTTGTCTTTTGTCTACACTACCACGAGGTATTAACAACTTCACATTAGTACTTGTACTAGCGTGAGCAATAATTAAAGAACGAATTTTATTGATGTATTCTTGTAATGGTCTATAAATACGTACATCTGACTCAGGAAACGGAGTTCGTAAATGTATATTCATAATAGGTACAATAGGATAATCTTCAATAGGTAAAAATCGTTCATATAATAAAGAATCTCCTACACTTACCACCATTTGTATTCTTGGAACATCAACAGCATTACATACTATTTCATCTGTTCCTTTTAATTCTTCTGTACTCATAGGTATTAAACTAGTAGTACTTCCTGGTATAGCATCTGCTGTTTCCATTCCAGGTACTTTAATTGGGTCTCCCTGAATCATTTGACCAGTTTGTTGGTCAATTTGTGGTTCAGGTAATTTAAAATGAAATATTGGACCACTTTCTTCTATAGACTGCATTAATTCTTCTACAGCTTCTGTTTGCCATACAATAGATTCTTCTCCAGTAATTTTTCTAACTTTGACATATACAACATTCATGTATGCTTCAAACTCTTCATCGTTAAATAGATATTCTCTTTCACTAAATGGTTCAAATACGTTGTAAAATTGCTGTATTACTCTAGTATAACGCTCTAAATATCTTCTTACAGTATGTGCTCTATCTTCTACGTCTCCAGGAAATACTTGGTCTACTGTCTTTGAAAGGTTTGTTACTGGATAATCATCTGATGCTTCTGGCTCTTCTGCTGAATCTTCAATAATTTCTGAAAACTCAGGATACATTTGCATTGCTGCTTCATCTGTCATGTAGCTAGCCATAATAATATTAGCTGCATCTCTGCAAAACTTATCTTTCGAGTTAGGGTCAATATATAAGTCTAAAGGATTTACAGCCTTTATCATTACTTCACCCTTACCCATATCGGCATCTGGGTCTTGATATACCATTAACGCACCCATACCACCAACATAATAATCGTCTATAGCTTGTTTTAATTCTAAGTCACCTTGACTTATTTGCCAAATGTACTGAAATAAATCTGAAAATACCTTTGCTGTCTCTCTATCGCTATCTTCTCTCCCTGTTGCTCTAAATTGTGGAGAGTTGTATGTCAATAGAGCTTTTGCAGTTTCTACGATTGGATGTATACGATTAACAACAATAGGTGCTTGTCCTCTTTGTTCAAGTACTTCTTGCTGTTCTTGTGTCCATTGAGCACCTGCTCTAAATTCAATAGACTCTTGAAACTTTTGTGCCCATGGTTCTCTTGAAGAATTGTACTGAGTCCAAAGTTCTCTGGTTACTTGTACTTCAGGATGTGTTTCTCTTTCATCGATATCCCCAGTTTCATAGTTAAATACTAACTCATTCTGGGTTTCTAGATTTCGGCTTTTTGCTTTTCTTTTTTTTATGTCCATGCTCAATCATTATGTAGTTTTTCGGTATCTCTATTTGTTCAATTTTATCTATTTCCGAAATGAAATCATCAAAACTCATACGATATTTTGCAAAATTTTTATCAACCATTTCTAACTTTGAATTTATAAACGATTTTTTTTAATTGTCAAGAACTTTCTTACATTAATCTCCAGTCTACTTTAGATTTGTAAAAATCAAATTGTTCTTGTTGTTCTTTGGTCGTTTCATCGTGAGATGGTTTGTACGCATTTTTGTTGGCATAAAAGAATCCATCTAACAAGTCATCGTGTTTACCACGGGGATACAATAGCAGTTCATCTTCAAAGGCCTGCATTGTTTTTTTCATAAATACTTTTTTGTTTGCAAATAAAGGTTGTAAGCTTTCTAGTCGAAATGACTTACTAGTTCTAGGATTTTCTTTTACTTCAAGGCCAGGAATAAATAATCCTAACTCTTC